GCTCGCCGAACCGCGTGGACGCACTGGTCTGGGCATTGACCGAGGTTATGCTGGGCCATCAGCCGCAACCGAGCAGCAGCGATGCCCCACCGTCCATCCCCGGCCTGCAAATGGCGATTAGGCGCTAGACGGAACCTTTGCCTTCGCTAACCCGTTGAGACAGCGCGGTTATGAGACGCGCGGCTCGGGGGATTTCGCGAGAACCCGACCACATCAGAGGCCCGTGAGTAGGTGTCTGGCACACCCCCCCCTGTCAATCTCACGCGAAAGCGGGCCTCTCTCCCCAAATGTCCAAACGCCTATCGGTTCGCGTGAACGTATCATGCGCCCATGCCGATCACGCTCGACCTATCCGCAGACGGACCACCCAAGCGCCAGCTGATCGAGCTTGCCTTTGGCGACATCGGCATGGCCGGCTACGAGTTCGGCCGCACACCCGAAGAGGACAATGACGCGCTGCTTCGGCTCAATAGCCTGATGCGCGAATGGCCGTGGAACACCCTTGGCTATGCACAGCCGACCTATGGCGTTGGAAGCGCGCAGGATGCGTCGGGCATCTCCTACGAGGCGATGAACGCGGTTTCCGCCGCCTTGGCCTTGCGTCTGGCTCCGATCATGGGCGCAACCCTGTCTGGAGAGGCCCGCGCCAATCTCGCCAATGCCATGTCCAAGGTCTATGCCCTCACCGCATCCGTTCCCTCGATGCCGTTTGCCAAGAATACGCCAAGGGGCGCGGGCGGTGAGCATCCCGGCCTCGTCAGTCCGTTCCTCGATGAGTGCGACGACACCACGGACCCTGACTGATGCGAATCCCGCTAATCTCCGGGATCATCACGGACAATACCGCCGAGTTCCTGACCTCATATCCTCGAAACCTTGAGGTCGTTCCGGTCGACAACAAGATCGCCTCGGCTCAATTCAGGGCAACATCGGGCGCAATCCCGCTTTCGACCGGACCAGGCATCTGTCGCGGTGCGATCAACTGGAACGATGTTGTCTATGCAGTCTTCGGGACCAAGCTCTGCTCGGTCGCTGCTGACGGAACCGCAACAGTCCTTGGCGATGTCGGCGGTTCTGGTCCGGTTACGCTCGACTATAGCTTCGACCGGCTCATCATCAGGTCGGGAACGAACCTCTTCTACTGGAGCCCGACGCTGGGGCTGATCCAGGTGACGGATACGGACCTGGGGCCAGTGGTCGATTGCCTGTGGATCGACGGCTACACCATGACGACTGACGGCAATTACGTCATCACGACCGAGCTCAACGATCCGACCAGCGTGCTTCCGCTGAAATACGGCAGCGCGGAGGAAGATCCCGGACCCATTACCGGCTTAATCAAGGCGCGTGATGAGGCTTATGTCTGCAAGCGCTACATTATCGAGGTATTCGATAACGTCGGCGGGACCGGATTTCCGTTCTCGGTGATTAAGGAAGCGATGATCCCGGTCGGCTGCGTCGGGGCAATGGCCAAGTGCATGTTCTCCGACAGCTTCGCCTTCTGTGGAGGAGCTCGAAACGAAGCGATCGGCATCTACATCGCCGGGGCAGGCTCGGCCAACCGCATCTCGACGAGGGCGATTGACGATGAACTCGCCAAGGTAGCCGATCCATCACAGATCGTGCTTGAAGCGCGCACCTATCGCGAGGAGCGAAGGCTGCTGGTGCATCTTCCGGCCAAGACGCTCGTGTTCCAGCTGAACGCATCGAAGGCTCTGGGCCAGAACGTATGGTATGAGGCGCAGTCAGGCCGGGGCAATCCCTATCGGCTGCGCTATGCGGTCAAGGCTTATGGCAAGTTCCTCGTCGGGGATGCTCAGTCAGGCGCGATTGGCGAGCTCAGCGACACGGTGCAGACCCATTTCGGGGAGGTTGCCGAGTGGCAGTTCGACGTTGGGCCGGTTTACAATGCTGGCAAGGGCGGGATCATCAATTCGCTGGAGCTGATGGGCTTGCCGGGTCGTGCGCCTTATGGCTCGACGGGCTCGATCTTCCTCTCGATCACCCGCGACGGACAGAATTTCAGCACCGAGCGAGCGTTGACGGCTCCGGCGACAGGCCAGACCCGTTCGCGGATGGTGTGGCGGCCGAGGTGCAATTTCCGCACATGGTTCGGTGCCCGGTTCAGGGGCTATGGTGCGTTCATGCCGGGTTTCGCGGCGCTCGAGGCTCAGCTGACGGGCCTTAACGCATGACCATCCCCCGCTGGCTGCTGGAGAAGCACTTTCCCGACGATCCGCGCATGATCCGGGCGCTGGAGACGCAGGGCCAGATCATCGACAATGGCGTTGCTGCCACCCAGGCGTTGAACGACGCGACGGTGATCGTCCTTTCGCCTAACGAAGCCTTTACCAATGAGCGAGTGCTTGAAGTTGGCGAGGGGATCGCCATCGAGATCACCGAGGACACGGTAAAGCTCAGCGTCAATAACGTCGCATTGACGCAGGGAGATAGCGTGACGTTGATAGCTCAAGGCCCGACGCGGCTGATCCTGCCATTGAACGGGACGCTGATGTCGAGCGAGGGGCCGATGATCGACGTGGCATCGCTCGGGAATTACACGGATGATACCGCTGCGGCAGCTGGCGGGGCCGAGATTGGCGATGTTTACCGGAATGGCAGCGTCCTGTGTTGCAGAGTCTCCTAAATGTCCAAACGCACAAAGCGAGGCGCTTTCGTATCCTAGCCAGCGATGGCGCGGGCTGAGACCTCAGAGGACAACAAAGGCACTGCGGACAGCCTCGCGAAGGTTCACGCTCGCGCCCTCATGCGGTTCGACGCCGCATCCATCCCGCAGACCGAAATCCGCGCTCATGCGCTGCTGTGCCGCCGTTTCATCTCGGTTCCCGGCGCAATGTGGGAAGGGCCGTGGGGCGAGCAGTTCGAGAACTCGATCAAGGTCGAGATCGACAAGCTCTCCAAGGGCGTCGACAAGATCGTCACCGATTACCGGCAGAACCGCATCGTTCCCGACTTCCGCCCTGCTGGTGGGAATAGCGATCAGGGAACCGCCGACACATTGGATGGTATCCATCGGGCCGACAGCTATCAATACAAGTCGCAGCAGGCCCGCGATAATGCGTTCGAGGAAGCCGTTTCTGGCGGTTTCGGGGCTTACAAGCTGGTCAACGTCATGGCCGACCCCTCGGACAAGGACAATGACGAGCAACGCATCAACCCGGCTGAGATCATCGTCGATGCCGACCAGAGGGTCTATTTCGACCCCAATTCCAAGCTTTACGACAAGTCAGACGCTGAATGGGCGATAGTTCTCACGGCTGACTCAAGGGAAGCGTTCGAGGAAGCCTATCCCGGCAAGCTTTCTGACTGGCCGGAGAACCGCCTGCTGGTGTCGTTCGAGTGGTTCACGCCGGAAGTCGTTATCAAGGGCGAATATTACGAGATCGAGCGTCCGTTAGAGGACTTGCTGATCCTCACTCACACATTGTCGGGCGAACAGCAGCGGGAATGGGCTGAGGACGCCGATCCCGATGATCTGAAGGATCTTAAAGCGCAGGGCTGGAAGGTCGAGAAGGTCCAGCGCGAGCGCAAGCGCGTTCGGAAATACGTGCTGAGCGGTGCCGAGGTGCTGGAGGACGCTGGCTACATCGCCGGGACCGAGATTCCGATTGTCCCGGTCTATGGCAAGCGCTGGTTTGTCGATAACCAGGAGCGGTTTCGCGGCTACGTCTCGAAGCGCATGGACAGCCAGCGGATCTACAACGCCAAGGTGTCCAAGGGTGCGGAAATCGACGCACTCGCCCCGCGTGAAAAGCCGATCTTCGCTGCTGCACAGATGCCGGCGCATTTGCAGACGCTTTGGTCCGAGCAGGAAAAGGAGCGCCACCCATACGCTTTGGTCGAGCCGCTGATCGACCCTGTTACCGGGCAAATCGTGGCCATGGGTCCGATCGGCAAGATCGAAGCGCCCCAACTTCCGCCTGTCACCGCCATGCTGCTGCAGATCGCAGCCCAGGACTTAGCGGAAGAAAGCGACGATGGCGCCGACGAGGTAAAGGCCAACACCTCAGCCGAGGCGATGGACATTGCCGCAACCCGCGTCGATGCGAAGTCCGGCATTTTCCTCGATAACATGCGCCAGTCGGTCCAGCGCGAGGGGGAAATCTACCTGCCCATGGCCAAGGACTGCTATTACGAACCTGGCCGCGTCGTCGAGACGATGAGCGAGGACGGAGACGACGGCGAGGCCACGCTGCACGATCCCGTCACTGACGCCAAGGGCGGTTTCCGGGTCTCCAACGACTTCTCGACCGGGCGCTACAAGGTCATTGCCAGCGTTACCGAGGCGACCGCGACGCGCCGCGACAAGACGGTCAAGATGCTGATGACCATTGCCGAGGTCTCGGTCCAGGCTCAAGACCTTGAGGGAGCTCAAGCGGCGCTCATCACCGCGACATTGAACGTCGATGGCGAGGGACTGGACGATTACCAGAAGTTCCAGCGCCAGCGGGGCATCAAGATCGGCCTTGTCCAGCCCAACGAAGAAGAGCAGCAGGAAATGGCGCAAGCCGCCGCGACTGCCGCACAGCAGCCCGATCCCGAAAAGGAACTGGCGGCAGCGAAGGCCCAAGACCTGCAGGCATCCGCAATTCAACGGGGCGCGGATGCCGGTCTCAAGATCGCACAGGCTCACGCGCTTGGCGGTCCCGCAGAGGTGCCGCAGACTCCGACCGGACTGGAGCAGGTTCATACCCTCGCCCAGATCGGCAAGACGGCGGCTGAAACCGAGCAGCTTCGCATGTCGACCTCGCACATGCCGCAGAAGCTCGCGATCGAGGCGCTGAACGCACAGAGCAACCGGCTGAAGGCTCAAGGCGGATTGATGGGAAAGAAGGCGGGAACGGACGCTAAGTAGCGTTCCGGGGGAGGGTTTCGATGTGGCTGGACGGTTCACTGAGGCGGTAGAGCAGCACGGCGGGAAGGCGCAGGCCGCCAGAGCGCTGGGAATGGCCGAAACCACCTTCCGCAAGGCTCTTGAGCGCGAACAGCAGGAAATCCCGCGCGCCGAGCCGCTGCCCGATATGGATATTCCATCTGGCGAGATTATCGGCCTCATGCAGAAGCGATTTGCGCTGCGACAGGCCCACGCCGCAGCTAAGCGCTGGCGTGAGTTCCAGGTACCGACTGACGGGCCCTATGCGCTTATGCTGTTTGGCGATCCCCATGTGGACGATGACGGCTGCAATTGGCGCTTGCTGGAAGATCACTGCAATCTCGCGCGCGGTACAGAGCATCTTTACGCAATCTCGGTTGGGGATGCGTCGAACAATTGGGTTGGTCGCCTGACGCGACTCTACGCCAACCAGGAAACCTCGGTTGCCACTGCGCGACAGCTCATCAAGTGGCTGCTGGTTGAGAGCGGAGTTCCGTGGTTCCTGTGGATTCACGGTAATCACGACGCATGGAACGAAGGCATCCCGATTATCGAGGGGATGAACGCCCATTCGATCGCGATGGAGGATTGGCAGGCTAAGTTCGTTCTCAAGTCACCCAACGGCTACGCCTTCCGAACGTGGATTGCTCATAACTTCCCCGGAACGTCGCAGTGGAACAAGCTACACGGAGCGCAGAAGGCCGCTCAGATGAAGGACTGGGCTCACCTCTATGTTGCGGGGCACCATCATAACTGGGCGCTCCACCAAGAGGAGCACGACCACCGCAACTTCGTTTACTGGCTGGCTCGGGTTCGCGGTTACAAATATCTCGACGATTATGCGAACCATCTTGGCTTCGGTGAGCAGGAGTATGGTTCGTCGATCGTCTGCGTGGTCGATCCGCACGCCGGAAAACTTAATGCGCTGACGTGCTTTGCCGACCCTTATGAGGGCGCTGACTTTCTCGCGTTCAAGCGTCGGAAGGCCGCGGCATGAACGATATTAGCCAAACCCTAGCCGAACGCGGAAGCCGCTACGGCAACTTTGCCGATCAAGGGCGCATCGAGCAGAACATCAAGCGCGCCATGCAGGACAGTCCCAACTGGTCGACGCTTCCCGACGACAGCAAAAGCGCGCTCGAGATGATCGCAACGAAGGTGTCTCGAATACTCAAGGGCGATCCAGAGTATGACGACAGCTGGCGGGACATCGCCGGTTACGCCACGCTCATCGTCAATCGCCTAGCGCCGTGACGCACCTGGTTCTCATCTTTCTCGCTGGCTATGGCAGCGTGTTCCTGCTGGGCTTTCAAAGCCGGTGCGTGAACCACGGCAATCCGTGGCTTGCGGCGGGATGCAGCTTCACGATTGCAACGACGCAAACCACGCTTTGGGGACAGCTATTCCATGATCCGACATGGGCCGCCTCAATCGCCTATGGTTTGAGTGGGTCAGCTGCGATTACCTCATCAATGTTCGTTCACAAGCGCTTGATGCGTCCCAAGCCGCAACCGAAGCCGAGCGACAGGGAAATGATCGACTTGGCCATTAAGCTGCTGCGCGCTGCAGACGGTAAAATGTCCAAACGCAAAGGCTGAAATCCCCTCGTAATCTCACCTCCTTGGCAACCGCTGGGCCACACTAGACCGGCGAGAGGAAGAGGTGAGCATGGCTGACGAAGCCGAGACCCAAGAGGTCGAAACCCACGAAATCGAAAACGAGGAAGATCAGCAGCACGAAGAGGCTGAGGGTCAGGAATCGTCCGAGCAGGAAGAGCAACCTTCCGCCGAAGAGGACGAAGAAGAAACAATCATCGGCTTTGGCGACGAGGAAGAGGAGGAATCGTCCGAGGACGACACTCCGACCATCACGCGCCTTCGCGAGCGCAACCGCGACCAAACCAAGACGATCCGCGAGCAGGCCCGTGAGATTGCCGAACTGAGGCAGGCCGGTGCCGCTCCGAAATCCATCGAGGTCGGCCCCAAGCCAACGCTCGAATCCTGCGAATATGACGATGAGAAGTTCGAGACCGAGCTTGACGCCTGGAAGAGCCGCAAAGCCGAGGCCGAAGCGGAAGCCGAGAAGGCGACCGAGCAGACCCGCCGCGCCATGGACAGCTACAACCGCGACCTTGAGGCATATGCTGCCCGCAAGGCGTCGATTGGCGTCCCCGATTACGAGGAAGCCGAGGAGCGAGTGGTTGCCGCTCTCTCCATCGAGCAGCAGACCGTCGCGCTTCAGGCGGCGAAAGACCCGGCAGCGTTGGTAGTGGCCTTGGGCCGCAGTCCCGAGCGTCTCGCTGAACTCGCGAAGATCGACAATCCGTGGAAGCTCGCGGCGGAAATTGCCCGCATGGAAGGAGCCGTGAAGGTGGTGAAGCGCAAGAAAGCACCGGCGCTCGATAGGTCGCAGCGTGGATCTGCGTCGGTTTCGACCCCGGACGCCAACACCGAGCTAGAGCGGCTTGAGAAGGAAGCCGACCGCACCGGAAACCGGACCGCCCTGATCGCCTACAAGCGCTCGCTCAAGGCGAAGGAGGGCAAGTGATGAGCGATTTCCCGAAATTTATGTACCGGCACAATCCCGACGCTCCGGTCACTGATCGCCTGCCCTGCGACATCATGGCGGTAGGCAGTGCCGAGCAGGAAAAGGCCGCCAAGGCCGATGGCTGGCATGACAACGTGGCCGACGCTCACCCCAAGCCGAAGAAGAAGGATGCGTAGGCTCCGCCATTGCTGGCTCGTCATCACCGGCAGAGTCGAGTTCGATTATTCAACCGAGAGAATGGAGTTTTACATGGCACTTGAGAACCTGAATGCAGCCGCAGCCGACCTTTCCGCGAAGGCCGACGAGCTGATTTCACGAGCGGGCAGCAACGAGGCTGCGCTGAAGCAGGCGCAGAGCGACCTTGAAGCTGTCGATGCCGAGGCCACCACGCTTATTCAGCCGATCCTCGACAAGGTGAACGCCGCGCTTAACCCGCCGGCGTAATGGCATACCTGATTATCCTTCTGATGGGCGTGACGCTTGGGGCTACCCTGTCCCACGCGTCCGCCCTGAAGGCCGCGAAGGCGTCTATCGAGACCGACTTTGCCGCGCTTCATGCGAAGGTGGATGAACTGCTGGCGAAGCTGTGAGCGGGAACGTCGTCTTTCTGAACTTCCGCAGTCCGCGAGTTCAAGACGATACGATGGCTTTCCTCGCCTGTGCCGAGTGCAAGAACAAGACCTACACCCTGACAATGGATAAACCGGAGCAATTCCCATTGCTTAGGTGCTGCGCTTGCGG